AAAACTCAAGTATTTGTTAACAAGTGGTAGAATTAAAAAACGATATGAATGGATTTACACAGGTTTGAATTTAGACATCATAAAATTTGATTTAAAAGTCAACAACTTTTTTGCCATAGCCACAGTACCTTATGCCGGAACAAACAACTACAGCAATCAAACTATTGGCCCCCTAGCTAATGACAAAGCAAGTGCATGGGAACAACGATTAGCTCAATATCGCAAAGCCAAAGAGAGATATAATGCCTTGCCAAAACAAATTCAAGAAGCTGAACGTCTTGTAGAAGGCTTACAAAATGCCAATCAAAAACTACGTGGACTAACTGCTCAACTACAAGAGAAGGATTCTTATGGTGAATTAAGGGTTTTGGGGGCTGAGAGGTTGATTTTATTACGGGAGCGACAGCAGATAGTAGCAAACATTCCAGGACTTAACACTGCTCAACAACAAGTTGCTGCCTTGCAACAAGAACGTAACACCTTGGAACAAAATCTCAGACAACAAACACAAGACTTTGTGGATTTTTACGATCGTGAACCCAGTGCTATTATCCAAGATAACCCACAAGCTTTGGCTCGACGACGTGGTGTAGAACAGTTACGCAGCAGATTTGCCGCGGTGAACCAAGAAAACCAACAGCTTTTTGTTGAAGATCAAGACATTATTGATCCAGATTTTCCCTACGTTAACACAGTTATTCCTAATGATGCTGCCCGGCAAGCAGATGGCAATCAAGGCGCTGCCAGTCAGCAAACTCCTACATTTAGCACTAATCAAATAAACTATCCTAAAAGTCGTAGTTTGTTTGGCAGCGTGATTGGCAACTTTGACAGTGCCAATAAAGAAATGATAAAAATTGATTTGGAAATACGTGGAGATCCTTGGTGGATGGGACATAGCAACATTGATATTGACGCGGCTGTTCCTGATAAGTTAGCAGATCTTAATAGCAACTTCGCAGAACTGATTGGCGGTGATAACATGTATTATCTTACCTTCCGCAGCGGACAAGCTCCCAATCCTGAAACAGGATTCATGGAGTTTACACAAAACAATCAGTTTGTTGATGGATTTTATCTGGTTATTCAAGTGAAAAATATCTTTGCAAATGGTAAGTTCTCGCAGGTATTAACCAGTTGCAAAGATACATTTAGTCAACATGGTAATACTGCCATGGACAGTTATATCAAGAAAGCCGATGAGGCTGCTAAAAAAACAGAACAAGCAAGAATAGCACCTGCTAGCCCTGTACAGCCACAACGAAACTTACAGCCTTTGGGAAATCCTAGTGGCGATGTTTCAGGATATTAATAAATGGTATTATTAACTAGAACAAGTGATACTCCCGATGAGTACGGCTTACAACCACAAGGTAGAACACCTTTACTTGACAAAATGTATGTGGGGTTTGTAAGAGAAACTGATGATGACAGCCGCATGGGTCGCCTTAGAGTTTGGATTCCAGAAATATCAGGCGGCGATGGTCTAGACCCTAGCTCGTGGTTTATTGTCAGCTATTGCAGTCCGTTTGCTGGGGCTACTAGTGTCTACAACAACAAACCCAATGATACAAGTTACACAGCCAGTCAACGCAGTTACGGCATGTGGTTTGTGCCACCTGACAAAGACAACGAAGTAATAGTTGCGTTTATAAACGGCGATAGCAGCAAAGGCATTTGGCTTGGTTGCTTGTATCAGCAAAACATGAACAACATGGTTCCTGGTATTGCAGGCAACGGCGGCACAAATGGCGCACCTGTTGTGGAATATAACAAACGCAACCAATATAATGGTGATCCCAGTGAAACTTCTCAAAGGCCCGAGTTTGAACCTCTGCGTGACGCACTTTTACGACAAGGCCTGCTAGATGATCCAATTCGTGGGATTACCAACGCCAGCGCCCGGCGTCCTGACCCTATCAATAATGCTTATGGAATTCTAACGCCGGGTGGTAACCAAGTTGTTTTTGACGACAATCCTGGAAACCGCTTTATAAGATTACGTACGCAGTCAGGTGCACAAGTGCTAGTTAACGACAGCACTGGTTGTGTTTACATGAACAGTGTGGATGGCAAAAACTGGGTGGAACTCAGCGGTGGCGGTGAAATTGATATATATGCTCAAGCTGACATCAGCATAAGGACTCAAGGAAGCTTGAACTTACGGGCTGATTTAGATGTGAATATTGAAGCTGGCCGCAGTGTTTTTATAAAAGCACGTGACGAAGCTTTGGGCCCTATACCTGACATTGCTATTTTCTTGGACATTACTGATGCTCAAAACTTAATTATTGGTAAAGAACAATATACGTATGTTGGTAACTGGCAAAGTAGTTTGACTAATCAAATTAGCAACTCCAGTGTGGTTTTTACTGATGGTCTTTTAGTGGAGTTTAGGCGCAATCTTGATACCACTTACAACTTGATTAGCTATGTGGTTTCAGGGGTTGGTAAAAGTATTGAACTTAACCCCAGTCCTGTAGCAACACGAACTACTGATGGAGGTTTGATCAAACTCGAAGCTGCTAAAGACATGCATTTGATGAGCCATGATAACATGTACCAGACCAGTTTGAAAGAAACACATCGCAGTGCAGGAACCAATATATATGAAACTAGCTATGGCAATTACGATAGAAAAAGTGGTGGCTATTTGCGTGACACTGCTAGCGGAGAGTTTGGAGTTTTGTGTGCAGGAAACTATGTGTTAAGTTCTGCCCGTATAGACATGAATGGACGTAATGCGCCGCAAGCTGCTGTAGCTAAACCAGCCACAAGCACAGTCAGCTTGTTGCAAAAAGACATGCAAATTATAACTGAAGGACAGTTTAGGTATATCTTGATTAACACCATCATGCCTAGATTGCCTTATCATGAACCCTATACTGGGCACAGTGGCAGAGTTGATGGTTTGAATGGAAGTGTGGAACAAAACACAAATGGTGGATTGAAAACTGGTCAAGTTATAGCAGGGCAAGACAAACCTTTGGATCTTGTAGGTAGTCCCCGAGAAGGCATGCCAGCAGGCAGATACAGTGGGCAAGGATATGACGAAAAAGGCAGCCCTATATACAAGTTTGAAGGTAATAGCACTGATCTGGTATCAGTTGCAGGGCTAAAAGCCAGTCCCAGTCTTGCACGTTTTATAACAGAATTTGAATCATCAAGAGCCGATGTACATCCAGATCCCAAAGGGAATCTTACTGTAGGAGTTGGGCACAAACTAACTGCTCAAGACATTTCCTCTAATAGCGTCTTGATAGGAGGGGTGCGTGTGCCATTGAGTCGAAACTTGAGCCAACCAGAAATACAAACGTTGTTGTTGCAAGATATTGCAGCCGAAGGTGAAACATACGTCCGACGTTTGGTCAAAGTGCCTTTAACCCAAAATCAATTTGATGCCTTATGCAGTTTTACATTTAACATAGGTGGAGGGAGACTTGCCAGCAGCACTTTATTAAAGGAACTTAACAAAGGAAACTATGCAGATATTCCCAACTTGCTTATGGAATGGACAGGAAAGCCCCTATTACGGGGCTTGGTTACACGACGAGAAAGGGAGGCTTTGCTGTGGCGTGGTAAACTGTAACAGCCCCGCCAACCAGCTAGATGTGCTACCAACACTTGGCCCAGCTGTTGATGCTGCGATCTTCGCAAGGTTTAAAACTACTAAACGCATGCGGGTTCTCAGCTAGTTCGCGCCGCCGTTCGTTATAGACCTCGACCATTACACCACGGCAGTTGTTGAACGATTTGCAGTCTTGGAAAGCACGCCACACACTGGTAGTGCAACCGTTGTTACCGCGACAATCCTCTTGGAACTTCCAAGCTAGACGCCACAGTCGATCATGTTCATATTTGCTGATAAAATAAGGGTTTTGATATGTAAAAATACTTACATCACCTCGAGGATTACTGCCATAAAAATTACCTATAATCGCAATACCATGTGCAAACATAAAGACTGAAATTGCACCTGCAATGTAAGCAAATGGGCGAAAAACCATCATGAGGTTGTATGTAAACCACAATCCAATACCAGTTGCAAGGAAAAATGCCCAAGGTGCTTCGTAATAACCCCATTCTTTTCCACTACCTCCATAACGGGTAGCAGCTTGTTTTGCAACATCAGCCCAACTGGGCTCTGCAGCAAAAATGCAGCCAGCAATAACAACGCCAACAAGGCCAAACAAGTTTTTCATAACATTACGGTCCTATAATGATAAAAGGTCCAAAAAAGTAGTTGATTGGGGCAAATAAGATCACAAACCCCAACCAAAGCATAGCAACTACCAGCATGGGCAAGCCCAAAACTCGTGTGACACTGATAGCTAAGGGAATCCAAACAAACAGCAGTAGAAATAAAGCGACCATTTTTCCTCCTTTACTGGCCCAGATTCAAATCAGCCAACTCGCGGTTGGCGCCGCCATCAACAACTGCATTGCTCACAGCCGCCTTGCTCATGATCAGTTCACCTATGTCCTCTTCCACAGTGCCCTCGGCAACAAGATTGTAAACAGTGACGTTGTCCTGCTGCCCGATGCGGTGAACACGATCCGCAGCTTGGATGAGATCACCCGGGGTCCAAGGCAGCTGGAGAAACGCACACGCCCGCGCCGCAGTGAGCGTGATGCCAAAGCCTGCACTGGCAATGTTCAAGACAATCACCTGCACATCATTGCGAGTTTGGAAGTCCTGCGCTGCCTGGGCACGCTGCTCCAAGCTAACACCGCCGCGAATCACTCGCACGCCGATATTAGCCGCTGCGAGACGTTCAGCAACTTGATCAACCATGCGCTGGTGATGTGCAAACACCACAAGCTTTTCACCCTGCTCGACAAAGTCCATGATCCATTCCACGGCATTGTCCAGCTTGGCATATGCAGCAATCTCACGGCACTTGCCCAGCGCCACGATGGCTTCGTCGCTCTTGGCAGCATTGCCGCCATGCCGAACCAGGGTTTCCATGCCCTGCTTCCAAGCGCCCGAGCCCTCAAAAGCGGCTGCTACAGCATCATACTCAGCGCGATCAAACTCCAGGGGAACCGTAACAAAAGTCTTGGGCGGCAAATCCCGGAGCACGTCCTGCTTGAGACGACGCAGCATGCAAGTTTCAGTCAACAGCGTGTTGATCTCGGCTTCGTTGCTGCTGCCGTTAAAGTCCCAGCCCCAGCGGGTCTTATGGGCATTGCAGAACTTAGAAGCAAAGTTAAAAAAGTTTTCAAACTGCGGCACCCAGCCAGCCAACGTGTTCACAGTTGTCCACAGCTCAACAGGCCGATTCAACATGGGCGTGCCCGTGCAGAACGTCACATGCGGCACAGCATCATGCG